ATGGTTTTGATGACGAAGTAATACAAAATTATAATCATCCAACCAAAACATATTTTAATTTCCAGTTAAAAATGTTAAGCAGAGAAGAAATATTTAAATTCACGTGCATTTAAAATCAGCATCATAAGCCGTTTCTAGTATAACCTCAACATCAGTATCTATTAATGAATAAATACTTTCTCTCTCGGTATCTACTTCACCTCCTTCGCCTCCACCTTCTTTTGATTCACAGTCTTCCATATTTATATTTAATACTTCAAAATCAAGAAATGCATCTCGGAAACAAATGGGAATTACATAATCAAGTTGAAGACAGGAATATCCTTTTTTTAAATGAATCTCTAGATATTTCTTAATATCTGGAATACTTAAAAATGCAGAACGAAAAGGTTTTAAAACTAATGATTTTACCTTTGGAAATTCATGATTCACTAATTTTATAGTCATTGGAATATCAAGGTCGTATAATTTTGACTGGTCAAGTGTTTTAAAAACATAATTTGGTATATAAAATGAATCTATATCATCTTTAAATTCGTGTATAGCTAGAACAGTTTTGCTATTTTCGATTGTAAAATGCACTGGAAACCTAATGTCTGAATATTGTGATAACTCTCTTAAAAAAGTAGTTGGAGCTATACACTTATTACTATATTCATAATAGTTATAATCATCATATCCATGAAAATAAACTAATGGAAATATAGAAACATTAAACTCAGTTTTAGTAGGAAGAAAATGAGCATTTATATTGTCTTGAAATCTTTCGAGGTCGGGAGATTGTATCATTGGTTCAGGATTCGGTTCATTTTCTAATTCAACTAAACTATTACTAGTATTAATCTGATTATTAAAATCGTCTTCTGTCATTATAATATTATTTTATTAATTAGTTTTAAACTTTATTCAATTTTATTATTAATTGTTAAAAAGGATTATCCCAAGTATTATAACCTTCTACATGATTAATCCAATATCTTGTTCCTGTAGATTTTTCATACGCAATGTCCCAACCATATGGTATTCCATTTGGCATCATAGTTCCTACTGGAATACATGGATGTAACCATTGTGTAGTTTTACTTTTACTACAAGCATAATACAATTTCCCTGATTCAGGGTCTAAACATTCAAACCAATCTGGAGGAAGAATCAAATCGAGTTTGTTTATAACTTCTGGATAATAATAACTATTAATTCTGGTATTAGTGGTATTAATGTCAATAGGATTTTCAGGAGCAAATCCATAATGTGCGCTACTTAATCTTCTTCTATTATTTCCTAGACTGTTATATCCATTTCTGACTAGACTATTATAACCATTATTTTCATTTTCTTCATTAAAAAATACTGGTTCATCATAATTTGAACTTACCGCAGATAAATAACCTGGATTGTTTAAAGTTCTATCATTATTCATTTTAATTATAATTTATTTTACATTTTAATTTATCATATTATACTAATGACTTCTGTCGTTTTAACCGATTTACCCCTTGAAATCCTTGAAATGATTGCAGATCGGATTTGCAATTCGCAAGGATATCTATCATTCAGACTATCTTGTAAAAAGTGTTATTTTTCAACAAGAAGCATTAAAGCATATTACAAAGATGGTTCATTATTAGAGTATTTTCCAATACGTAATGGTGTTCCACATGGTAAAAATTTATGTTATTTTAATAATGGAAATATTTCCATGGAAAAAACATTTGTAAGAGGAAAACAACAAGGTGAAGAAAAAATGTATTATTTTTCTAAAAAACTCTTATCTAGAGGTAAAATAATTGATGATAAAAAGGAAGGAACTCATTTTTGGTATAATTTAAATGGAACATTAAGTAAATCTACAGAATTTAAGGATGGATTAAGAAATGGTAAGTGTATTTGCTACGATTCTTCAGGAAATCGTTTATCAATGGTTAAATTTGTAAATAATAGGGAACATGGATTATTTGAAGCATTTTTAAACGATATACCACATATTCAAATGAGGTTTAAAAATGGAAAAATAAATGGATTTATTTCTATAGTTTCTATGTTTCATACTGTATCATTTTTTGGACAAGTATCAGAAGATATAATACATGGAGACCAAACATTCTTTAATTCAGATGGAAATGTAAGATTAATTCTTCCATTCTATAATGGCAGAATAAATGGAATGGTGAGAAGATTTTATGCAACAGGTAATTTACTCTCTCTAGTTAGATTTAAAAATAATTTTAAACAAGGAACAGAGAAGATATTTTGGAATAATGGAAAATTAAAAGCTACTAAAAATTGGAAAAATAATAAAAAAGAAGGATTATGTATTTTATACTATAAAGATGGAATTATAAAACAAAAATGTTACTTTTCAAATGATTTATTAAATGGTCCTAGTTTTAAGTATGATGAATATGGTGTCATAGAATCAATAACCAAATACTTAAATGGTGCTATGCAGGATTTTATTGTTTATTATCACAAAAATTCAGAAGTAGTTGATCAGATTAATTTTTTTTATGAAAATAAATCACATATAAATTTTGTATCCTACTATGAAAATATGAAACCTAAATCAATAAAATATGAATATGATGAATTCAAATATTCTTGTATAAATATTTTAAGACCAGATGGAGAGAATGTAAAAAAAATTACTATTAAAATAAATGGTGCTTTAATGAAAGACTATATTAAAAATGGAAGAGTAATAAATAGATACGTTCAATATGGTGAAGACTCACAAGCAGTCCCTTATTTATACCTTTAACTAGTCTAATAAATAAATTATGTTCCTCTTCATAATATAAAGGTTTAAACTTTATTTATAATTAATTATAATTATTTTCATGACTATAACCGACAATTATTTTAATATTCAAGAGGAGTATCAAAATGAATATGGTGAAGATACTATTCTTCTTATGCAAGTAGGTCATTTTTTTGAATGTTACGCAATAGATAATGAAAAAGAAAAGGTAAATACTCATGCATTTTATAAAAGTGCCGATATAATGAATATTCAAGTAACCAGAAAGAGCAAGAAAGATACTGAAAATTCTCGTAAAAATCCTTTAATGACTGGAGTTAATATTTATAGCAAAGACAAGTATTTACAGATTTTAATGGATGCCAACTTTACAGTTGTTTTAATGGAACAGGTAACTGAACCACCTGAACCAAAGAGGGAAGTAACTCAAATTTATTCACCTGGAACTAATATTATATATTCTAACAAAAATACAACTTCAAACACAATGTGTATCTATATTGAACCTGATCACGCTGACCCTAAAAGGAGATTCAAAAATATTGGGTTATCTGTAGTTGATTTTACTACTGGTAAAAATGGCGTATATGAAGTTTATAATATGAAAAATACTAATGATTATTACTATTCATTGGATGAAACTCTTAGATTTATACAAGTATATGAACCCTGTGAAACACTAATTATTGTTATGGATTCAAATGAAAATTGTAAAACAGTAAAAGAAATTTCAAAGGGATTTATTGTAAATTATCTAGGATTACAGAATAGTAGAGTTCATTTTAAAAGTCGAGATGAAGTAGCGGATAATTATCATCTTATTTCATTTCAAAACTCATTTTTTAACAAAATATTCAAAGGAAAAAATAATTCTATGCTAAGCGCTATTGAGTTTTTGGATTTAGAGAGATTAGATATGGCGAGAATGAGTTATATTCATTTACTAAATTTTGCATATGCTCATAATGAAACAATTATTCAAAAAATAATGATTCCAGAAGTTTTTAAAAGTATGAGATACATGATTTTAAACAATAATAGTATTTCTCAGTTAAATCTTACTCCTAGTAATAATCAAACAGTTAAAACAAATAATTGTCTCCTTGGAATACTTACACAAACAAGCACAAGTATGGGAAAAAGATTTTTAAGAGAACAACTTTTAAATCCTATTTGTGATTCAGACGAAATTTCAAAGAGATATGAATATACTCAATCACTAATCGATGATAATAATTATAAAGCTGTTGAGGGATTATTGAATCGTATAGTTGATATTGAAAGGCTTCATAGGCGTTTGTCACTTGGTATTATTCAACCTTCTGAAATTTATTGTTTAAATTATTCTTATGAGTCAATAGTTAAAATTATTGATGAAAAAAGGGAACATTATCATAACGGATTATTGCCTTCTAGTGAAAACATTCAGTCTTTTCGTGAATTTATGACTGAATACAAAAGAATTTTTAAAATGGATACTATAGCCAAATTTAATTTGGACAATATAGATGAAAATATTTTTAATGCAGGAATTTATCCAGATATTGATGCAGCCGATAAAATAATGATAGATACAAGGGTAAAACTTGAAAAAATATGCAAGCAGTTTTCAAAAACTATTGGAAATGAGTTAGATTCAGTATTTAAATTAGAACGTAATGATAGAGATGGATATTTTATATCTTCAACACCAACAAGAGCACAAACTCTAAAAAAGAAAATGTTTAACTACTCCAACAATAAATATACAATAACTACAGCAATAGAACCCTTTCATTTAAATTCAAGTGAAATAGAGTTTAAACGACAGGCTACAAATAAAACTATAATCACAAGTCCTGAATTAAAAGAACTTTGTAACCAATATCTAAGAAGCATTTATAAAATTAGTAGTCTTTGTGTAAAGGCTTTTCGAGAAACTTTAGAAAAACTGGAAACTAGATACAACTCTATAACACATGAAATAGCCAAATTTATTGGGACATTAGATATGTATAAAAGCGCAGCTAGAGCAGCTACGGTTTATGGTTATCATAGACCTAATATTGTATCAAATAATTTAGGTAAGAGTTATATTATGGCAAAGGAATTACGTCATCCTATTATTGAACGATTAGACCAATCTACTATTTATGTTCCAAATGATATTTCAATAGGAAATAAAGATGAAATTACACAAAATGGAATGCTGCTCTATGGAACAAATGCTTCAGGTAAAAGTAGTTTAATGAAAGCTGTCGGATTAAATATCATTATGGCTCAGGCAGGTTTTTTTGTAGCGGCAAGTGAATTTACCTATCATCCTTACCAGAGACTAATGACAAGAATTTTAAATGCTGATAATATTTTTAGAGGAGAATCTAGCTTTGCTGTTGAAATGGGAGAATTACGTGGAATATTAAAAAGGGCGGATTGTAATAGTCTTGTTCTTGGAGATGAATTGTGTAGTGGAACAGAGAACACATCTGCACAAAGTATTTTTGCTAGTAGTGTAATTCATTTAAATAAACGAGATTGTAGTTTTATATTTGCAACTCATCTTCATCAATTGACTTCTATGCCTGAAATCATGGAATTGGCGAGAGTAAAAAGTTTTCATCTCGCTGTAGAATATGATGAAACTACAGAAACACTGGTTTATGACCGAAAATTAAAAATTGGAAATGGACCAACTATTTATGGTTTGGAAGTATGTAAGGCTATGGATTTAGACCTTGAATTCATTAAAACCGCAGATAGTATAAGAAGAAATTTATCAAATATTGGAACAACTATTCTAGATTATAACAAAAGTAGATACAATAGTAAAGTTATTGTTGATAAATGTGAAATTTGTGACGAATCAGCAGAAGATACACATCATATTAACTTTCAATGCACTGCTAATGAAAATGGTGTTATTGGTGGAAATATTCAGAAAGATACAGCTGCTAATTTAGTGCCATTATGTAAAAAATGTCATAATCAAGTTCATACTAATGATATAATAATTAAAGGATACGTAAGCACAAGTAATGGAACAAAATTAGATTATAATATTGTTTCTAGTGAAGAGAAAAAAAAATTAAATAAATCTCGAAAGAAATTTGATGAAGAAACAGTTGCAACTATACTATCAGTAGCAAATTCAAGTGAATGGAAGAATGGGAAATTACTTCAGGCTTATTTAGAAAAAGAGAAAAATATTATTGTAAGTGCTTCTATGTTGAGACAAATTAGAGCAGGAAAATATTAATAATTATAATATAGATTTAAAGATTTTTTATAATTTTATTTTTATGTTAAATTATCTACTTTTTAGTTTAATCTCAATAGGTAACATTGAAAAAAATTTAAGAGATTATCTTTTTACAGATTATTCAAGTGCTACACGGCCTTCTCCAGATAATAAACCATTAAATTTAGATTTTAGTATAGCATTAAGAGCATTCAATGCTGTAGATCAGGTTGATGGTATTTTATCAACTAACATATGGATGAGACATTATTGGAATGATATTCATTTAAGATGGAATCCAGAAGATTATACTAATATTACATCAATTGCAGTTAATACTGACCCTGAATTAGACCATAATATTTGGATACCTGATATGTATCTTTATAATACAGCAGAGAAACCTATGGATAACATGGATTATTCAAGAGCAATTTTATATTATAATGGTGATGTTATATGGTCTAGACCTGGAATTCTCCGTTCAACCTGTAGTTTTGATTTAGAATATTTTCCATATGATAGACAAAAATGCTATTTAAAATTTGGTAGTTGGGTATATCATAAATCTCAAATGAATATTTCTATAAAGTATGGCGATAATTATGGTATTGATAGTGAAAATTTTCAGTTGAGCGATGGATGGGATGTTTTAGGATATAATTCTAGTTACAATGAGGTAAAATATCAGTGTTGTCCTGAAATATATCCTGATATTACATTTGAATTTTATTTAGAAAGAAAAAGTGGATATTACGATTTAAACATTATTATTCCTACTTATGCTACAGCTTCACTTATGATTATAAGTCTAATTGTGCCTTGGGACTCTGGAGAGAGAATTTCGTTTGCAATCACTGTCATGCTTTCACTGATAGTTTTCTTATTGATTCTTAGTGAAAGTCTTCCAAAGACTGACGCAAGTCCTCTATTATCTAAAATGTTGATAGGACTTACATTTTTTTCACTTTTTGTGGTATTTTTTACAGTGATTATTTCAGCCTTATACAGTTATAAAAACAATAAAGACACTCCTTTATTTAAATGTATTAGATATGCAAAAGATAATCCAGTTGTTAAGAGATTTTCAAATATTAGCAAAAGAAACACTATAAATAATACTGAATATGAATTAGAAAATGAACCAGAGAATGAATTAGAAAAAATAAGCATAGGTGACAATAAGGATGACTTAGAATATAGAACTTCAAGTTATACCATAGCAACAGAAGGTAAAACCAGCACAATAAAAAAAAGAAAAAACTCATTTATAAATGAAAATATATCCGGTAGCGATATATTATCTAATAATGAAAGTAGTATAAGTAACTCTAGTAACACTACAGACAATTCAATTGAATCAAAGAAAAGTATAAAAATGTATAGAGACTTAGCAGCACATTTAGAACTAATATTTACTTGTATATTTTTTATAAGTTTTATATTCTTCAGTTTTTACATGTTCTCATTAGTGCCATATTAATTTAAATCATTAAGTAATCTAGCAAATAATGTATCTGTATCAGGAAGGCGACCATTACTACTTTTATATCTTTTTAATCCTTCAACGAATTCTTGGGGACTATTCTCATACATAGATAATATTTCATTATTCATATAACTTTTTTTACTAACTCCAGAAGTATGATGCATCAATCTAGCTGATTTTTTAATAGCATTTTGAATATTTTTACGTGTTTGTCGCTGTGTCTTTGGCATTTCCATTTTTAATAATTCACGTAATAACATATTATTTGCCGCCCAAGTTCTAAACATTTTTACAGTAATACTAGGATCATATCTTTTTAAATACCTATTTATTTGTCTTTCTGTTATTCTACAAACTAAATTATTGGAGTCAGTATAACAAAACAAATATTCACGATTTTCATTTACTCTTTTTAAATGTCGCAAAATTTGTGATATAAATCTATTGGATACTACTGCAGAATTTTCAACACCTTTCTTTCCAATAAAACTTATTTTTACATTATTTGGTGTTTCGCATATATGATTACTATTTAATGTAGTTACACCATAACTATTATATAAATCCTTATACTTTTCATTTCCTATTCTAAAATTACATTTATCTATTAAATGAATAATTACAGCAGTTTGTAAATCTCTAGACATTAATTTGTCTAGTGAATTACCACTTTTAACGTAGTCTGTAATACATTTATTACAATCTGCACGAATCCTTTTTATCTTTTTTCCAAAGTTTTTAAGATCTGAAAATTTTAATTCATTTTGTTCTTCGATAAATTGTTTATTATATACGTATTGTTTTCTTCCTTTTGAATCAAATCCATAAGCCAATACCTTACTATCTGGATTACAAGACATTCTAACATCAGTATAGGCAGGTGGAATATAAATTTTACTTAAATGAGGTAATCCTGTGTATTTTCTCTTTTGCAAATCATAAAATTTTACCTTTTTTTTATGTGGGTCATAAATTCTGGTAATAAACATATATAATAATAACTTAAAAAAAAATAGATAGTAAATATATATACAATGGAGCAATTTTCAACGACTTTACCATTTCCTAGCAAACCAAGTGGATATAAAAACGTAAATAATAACGTATATTTAGAAAAGATTAAAAATAAAAGTAAAAAAAATATTATTTAATTAAAATCTATTATTTATTATTTTACACTTAATTATTTACTAATTAAGCCTTTAGTTTAATGTATTTAGCACCATGTTCCTTAAGGAATCGCTTCATTTCCCTCTTGAAGAACCATCCCTTTGCCTTTGCATTCCAGAAACCATCAAGGAAATACTTTGTTCCATATCGAGGGTCTGTCTTCTTTGTCTTAAGAATGTAACCCTTTCCATATCGAAGGAAATACATACCATCGAGATCTTCCTCTTCATCGTGTTCCTCCAATTCTTCTGGGTCTTCATAATATTCCTCTTCAGGAACTGGTGCGAGTGCTTCATCTTCTGGACTGTAATCTGGGTCTTCACTTTCAGATTCATCCAACACTACTAGTTCCTCGAAGGCGTGTGAGCGAACTGCACCATGAGCAATGAATTCATCTTCGAACTTTGTCTGAAAGAACCAACCGCGTGCTCGGTGATTCCAGAAGCCACTAAGGAGGTATTTCTGACCAAAGAGTGGGTCTGAACCCTCGGGTCCCTGAGGATACAACATAAATCCTCGACCATAAGGCTTGTAGTAATATCCATTCAAGTCAAGAACTGAAACTGACTTTCCAGTTCGCTTTCGAGACTTGTTTCGAGTAGGTGTATCACATGTGGCACCTAGTTCTTCGAGCATTCGAACTGAATCTTTTCGGAAGAACCAAGCATTCTGTCCCTGATTCCACCAACCTTCAAGGAAATACTTCTGTCCATAATACTGGTCTGCTTCGCCATCTCGAGGATGCAAGAGAAAGCCCTTTCCATACTTTGAAAATGTATATCCAGTGAGTGAAATTTCACT